ACAGCACATGATACGCGGCACACATTCACGTCCAGAATGAGGGAATGCGGAGCCGAACTGCTGCCGCTGAAGCTGATCCTCGGACATACCCCGGACAACATCACGGAACGCGTATATACGCATGTTTCCGAAGAGGAACTTCTGCGCACGATTAACCTTCTCGATTATGAGTGTGTGATGCCTACGGAGTAAAAGTGTTTGATGCCTATGTGATACCTTGCGAGAAAAACGCAAACGATTTTATGCATGTTTCACGGGTTTCACGGAGTGGCGAAAAATGGGACTAGAAATGAAAAAAGCACCGAATTTCCGCTGATTAAAACGGTTTTCGGTGCTATTTTTTGATGCCGCAGACCGGTAACAAACTTTCAGTATTTATCAGTGTTTGAGGCTGGTTTTGATGCCTTTGTGATTCCTTGCGAAACGCTCCTGCACGCACCCAAAGTGTGTGATGCCTTGCAAAATTGCGGATTCCCAAGTGTTTGATGCCTTAACTTTTTTTGGCGCATAAAAATGCCACATGAAAATTGTAACTGACTCTCGGTAGAATTGCAACTTTTCTTCCTCCGGGAAGGAACAGCCAGGGGGCACTGACTGCTCCCCCAAAGGAAGTATTAGAATGAAACATGGATACGGTAAGGCCTATTTCCAGATGCCCGATAAGAGCATATTAAGCAGGAATCCGACAATGCCTGTCAGAATACAAGCAACCACGGTGTCCCAACGCTTGCCGGGCTTGCCTTCGATCTCCGACAACCGTTCCCCCTGCTTTGACAGTTCTTTGGACATGGTTTCCATGTTCACTGCCAGCACCTTCACGGAAGAGACAAGCTCTCCGATCTGGGCCTGCCCTGTTTCCAGGACTGAAAGTCTGTGATTCTGCCTGTTGTTTTCTTCATCTATCCGTTTTGCGAATTCCTGATGCTCCACTCTTGTTACGAAATCTTCCATATTATCCCCTTATTTTCCGACTGAATTCCAATCATCATCGTCTATGATCCCGGTCACCGGGAGTCCTTTGATACGCTGGTATAGTTTGACCGCTCTTTCAGTAAATGGTCCGAAGTCTCCATCGGCTCCATATTTCCCGATATCGATGTTACAGCTCATGAGATATTCCTGCCACGCTTTGACATACTTTCCTTTGTCTCCACGCTTCAGGATCGGCTTTGTTGTTTCCTTCGGCTCTTCAATATCATCATACTCCGGTCTTCCGAATCCTACAATATTTGAACTGCGTTTTCTTTTCATCACAGCTCCGCCGTTATCATCAGAATTAACGCTTGTGTTACCCTCAATCGTCGTTATCTCGTTTCCTCGCACCGCTATTACAAGGCCGATATGATTAGTCCATCTTGCATTAGTCTTAAACTTGAAAAAAACAAGATCACCGACCTGCGGCGTCGTATACCATCGGCCTTGCTTTTTGAAATAGTCGCCCATTTCCATACACGACGCAGTTTTTAATACCGGCACGCCGCTGCTATGTAGCAGCCACCAGATAAACGTGCAGCACCACGGATAAGCTGCGCCACTAACCTTTTTCCCGTAAAACAGTGTATTATACTTGACGTTATTACTGTTCGGCGGGTATTCAGTTATCCCGACCTCTGTTAAGGCCCGGTTTATGACATCAACGTAACTAGGCATTTACTGTTCTCCGATATGTCCGCTGTCTGCAAGGCCCTCGCCGATACAGTAGCCCAAAACCGAACCGCCCGCCATGATAAGAGCAGCGATCTGCGACGCCTGGCTGTCTGTAAAGTTAAGCGCAACTAAAAGCATAGATACAAAACTTGCTACCGATAACCATAACTTTCTTGATGTTAATTTTCTTTTCCAGTCAATTTTCATTTTCTACCTCCTCTAAATAAGTCTCTCGCTATTAAGATAAACAAAACAGTTTCCACAATGTAACAAACGCCCAAAATCACATATCCCCATAACATATCAATTTACCCCATAGCAAAATAGTTATACGCTCCTGTGTAAACAGTTGAGTTAACACATTTGACAGAAAAACCATCATTTGTGATGTCTAAACCGAGAAATCCGGCACCGAGATTTTGATAACTAATACCTGACGATGTTGCAATGGCTTTATATTGAGTAGTGCTGTTATTTTCGTCATAAATAGCAGTTTGGTATTGATTTGCCGTTCTATAAACGCACACTTGCTTTGGCTTGAAACCACAAGATATATTTTGTAGAGTGGTTGTGGCTGTCAACGAGCCTGATGCAGTTTGACCGCCACCGCCACCGCTTGCTTTTCTTGCCCTATAAAAAGCCATGTCTCCTCCTCTTTACCATACAAACAGTTTGATTTTGTGAGATGTACTCTGTGCATCAAAAGTTATTACACAACTTCCTGACGATGCCACGCATGAGATATATTCAAAACCGTCTATCTCATCGAATACCTCAACCGTTGAGTCTGCTGTTATGCGATTATCGGTAAAGGTATATGATGTTGTGGATGATGAAATGGTTGTGCTTATAAGGATAGTTGGCGATATTTTATTGCCACTTCCATCTATTACATCGCCATTCCATTTGACGCGGAGTGCATCGGAACGGGCATCGGTATCTGTTCCGTTTCCAATAATTAGCGCATATGTGCCATTTGAATCTGAAACATTAAATTTTCCTATTGCAGTCTGACTTGTCGATGCTGCAATTGTGTAAGAATTCTGCGCATGGGAATTGGCTCCGCTTGCTAATGTTGAACTTCCTTCTGCATGAGCATTGCTTCCATTTGCCCTTGAAAGCTCCCCTTCTGTGTGCGAAGCAAGTCCATATGCTTCTGTTCCGTACCCCTCTGCATGAGAATGCTCTCCATTAGCAAGTGTTTCTTCGCCTTCTGCATGACAATACGCCCTTGCAACTGTATTGCACCCCTCTGCATGAGCATAATCACCATCTGCATATGAGAATCTTCCCTCTGTGTGAGAATATTTGCCCCAAGCATAGGTTTGATGCCCCTCTGCATGAGCATAATCTTTTATAGCCTCGCAATTCCACCCAAAAACTTGACTATAATTTCCAACAGTTGAGCCTGATTTCCTTGAGCCAACAGTAACTGATTGCCCAAAACTCGCAATTACTGTATCATTCGCATCATCAATAGTCCCCGCTGTTGTAGCCTCTTTGATGTCAAAACTATCTCCGTCTATATGAGCATACGAATCACCAACAGCCAACTCATCATTGTAAATGTTTACACCATTCGCATTCTGATACATGGTAGAGGACAGATGCTGAATGTTCGATGTGCCGACATCTACCTTGCCATCAACTTCAACCTCTAACTCCTCGACAGTTGCCTTGACCTCTGTGGCTGTCTCCTCTGCCTTTACCGCTTTTATATCAGCCTGTTCCGCAACAAAATGAGCCACATTCGCTGTCTTATCATCCGTTGGTGGTGCCGACGCGTTGCCGACAAGGAATGCCGATCCGTTTGCAATCCTGACCTGAACGGTCTGCCCCTGTTCACAATTGATGGTCTTTCTGACAGGCGTTTCGTCTGCTCCTCCGTCTATATGCACCCATACCGTGTCACCATCTACACGCAGAACGGTTGCCGGAGTATCAAAGGACTTGTCCTTGTTCTCTGTTATGGCATTGATAGCATCAAGCAATTCCTGTTGACTATTCATTTATGGATTCCTCTTTCACTTTTGCTCCGTGCGACAATTCAATGGTCTGTGATTGTACCCTGAACACATCACCGATGCTCTGTTTTGGATAAATAATCGATACAAGGTCATTGACATCCACATCAGGCTGAAATCTTCTCGTGTATGAGAGTTTCCGAGATGGATTCTGTAATTCCTTGAGCCTTCTGACTGCGTACTCACCCAGGCTCTCACCTGCTGCCAGCTTCGCGTCTTCGTTCTGCCAGACCTCGCGTCCCCGAGTTATTGTCGAATAGACAGAATCAGGATCATCGTCTCTCGCAGTTGCTGCAGATCCGCCCAGCGTAACCCTCAAAACATTCGGTACCGAGAAGATATCCCTATTATCAGTAACTGATGTCTCGATTATGTCATTTTCTATATTGTCGAATGTTCCGGAGATCGTGAGTGGCTTCGGACAGATCCGAACGGATCCATCTCCGTGCACCTTGATCTGCCAATTTATCGCTTCCGCTATGTCCTGCGCCACTGACAGTTTGGAATCATTATTCCCTGCCACAAACGAAGAAATGATGTTTGGCGCACCTTCGTCTACTTCTACCGGGCACGGCAGATCCGACAAGAGGATCCTGATCAGCTCTCCACTGTTAGTCCTTGCAGGAGCAAACCATCCAACCGGCAGAAGAATGTCAGCTGCGACCTTCAGAACGGAGTAGCAGTCGAGTTTTCTTGTCTCCCTCTCTCCCTTAATGTCCCTGGAAGGACTGGACGCAATGCCTGTGAAGAGCGGAACTCTCTCCTTTGCTCCGTCCTGTTCTGCGATCAGGTAAACACGCAGCCATGATTCCGTGCCAATATCTTCGCTGACAGTGACCTCTGCCGAGACAACGAGATCACTGCCTGCTTTCTTCGTTATGCTCCCGGACATGACCTCGATCTCTTCCGAGTCAGACCATGTCTGTGGATTTACTCTTGCCGCATAGTATGTCGCGGATATGCCGTTTCCGTAGTTTATCATACACTTGCCTCGTCTATACCTTCATATCCTTCCGGGTCCACGCGAGTGATGCTGAACGTGTAGCTAATCGCCTTGGAAGAATAATTTGCCGATTCAGAGACCTCCACATTTGCCGAGTAGCTGGAGCCGTCCGGTGTTCTGACGTGACAGATTCCTGTCCATGCCGCGAGATCCCTGATCGTTGCTATTCTGGCATCTCCCCTCGGCAGTGTCGCATTGATGGACCCCGATCTTGAAACCGCTGCATTCCAGTCACCAACAATGTGACCATTCAGATACTTCGTTTCCGTGAAGTCCTTTTCCCATGAACTCGACAACTCCACATTATACGGAAGCACAAGTCTCTCGCCGTTGAAGTCTATGATCGCGTCTTTTAATGTCAAGCTGCAGGCTTTGTCTATCCACGCGATTCCTGTCGCGGTTGTATAGTCACCATTCGCTGTAACGTCCACGAATCTATAACCGCCATTAGATGCAGGATACGGGTCAATGTAAAACTGACCGAAATCTCCGCCCTTGACGATCAGCTCCGGTTTATCAGCAGAAAGTCTGTAAATGTCCACCGTATCGCCTAAAACATAGGACGAAGGGGCAAATGCCTTGATCTTCGCCGTTAAATTGGTTGCATTTGGTGCCACGGATGCTGTCGGAGCCTCCGCCTGATGCGTCCATGAAACCGTAAAATCAAGGAACGCGGAAGCCTGCTGTCCTACTGAATCCTGAACAATAGCCGTCAGCCTGTAATTTCCGCCATCATCGAACGATCCGACCAGATCATCAGCTGTGATGGTCAATTCTACCTCTCCGCTATATGCCACAGCATAAATGGTCTCTCCGTCATAGCCTTCCGTCACGGATTCATCAGGACGCTCGACAAAGTAATCACCAAGACGCTCGATCTTGATCGTTGTGCGTCCGCCATCGCCTGCACCTGTCACTTCCATGACAATCGGCAGATCCGTCAGAACTCCGCTCGTGATACCTGATGTGATTGACGTATCAAGCGCACTGATTGAGGGTGCTGCTGCCACCGTGATCGTGACCGCATCAGAAACCGCAGAACTCATACCAGATTTTGACGTGGTCTTGACTGTCAGACTGTGGCTCGATCCGTAAAGCCATGCAGGAGTTATGCTGATCCTCTGCGAATTATTCTCAACCCTTGCAATCTCGGTCCCGCCATCGTAAATAACAGCGAGCGCCTGATCCGTGGTATCTGTGGTCTCGTAAGTCCACGCAAGCTGGAAGGATTCCCCCGGCTGAATTGCCACTGCCGAACTTGTCAGAACAGGTTTTCCAGGAGCAGATGCAAATGACAGAGATACCATGCTCGAATACGGTGAGTAGGTATCCGATGTATCTTTAAGTCGTACTCTGAAGTAATAATTTACACCCTGTGACAACTCTGCCACATTCCACCATGTTGCACGTTGGTCAATGGCAAATGTTTCAGGCTGTTTTGTGCTTTCCCATGCGTCGTCATGGTCTGCCCATGAAATCTCGGCACCTTCCGCATCCGTCCAAGGAATCGACCATGAAACCTCTGCAACACCGTCTCTTTCAGTCGCCACGACTGAAACGTTTGTCGGCGCCAGCGGCACATTTCCGGCAGTTAAGAACGTATCGTCTGACCTCATGCTAGGTTTTGACGCAGCCGAACCGACGAACGCCCTGATACCGAACAGTGTTTTAGACGTCGGTATGCCAGCGACCGTTATACTCGCGACGCCATGCGCGACTGTACCCATGACTCTGCCCGCAGATGTGACGCAAGCCATTTTTGTTAATCCGCATGCAGAATTATCTGTAAATGTTAATACTGTCGTCCTAGTGATGGGATCTGCTACCACGCTGGACAATGTCGGCGCCGTGATAGATCCCGCCATCGCAAATATTGCATCCGAATACGCCGTATTGCTTTCACTGATAGATGCAATTCTGATAAATAAGCACTTGTCAACCGGCGGCAGTTGTGTTATGGGAAATGTCGCCTTAGTTGCTTTCGGCACGATGTTATTTTCGCCAACCGTCCAAGTTACCCCAACCGGGCAAAGCGGGACGCCCTTTGCGTCTGCCGCTGTTGGCGTCGCATAACAATATTGTATCTGCTGATAGTCAAGCGGATGCTCAGCCGACGACGTCGCTTTCCACGTGAGTGTAACATTTTGGCCTTTTGCCTTTGCGACAAGATCCGTCGCGGCGTACGGCATTGCATTTACATGATACGCATAAACCCATGCACTCTGACCATTCAGACCACGAGAACAGCACCTGAACCACTCGACATAGTTAGTCTCTGTATAAGATACATATCCCGATGCAGCTTGCCCTGTGACATCCGTGAAATTAAAAGAAGATGGAGCCGTACCCCATACAACCTGATTCTGTGTTGCCGTTGTGGAATCAACTCTCTGATACTGAACATCGATCACGTTCGGCTCGCCTTTTCCGGCAATATACGAAGTGTCCGTTGCCCACAGGAACTTCAATGTCTGCTTGCTTACAACAGGCGGATTCGGAGCCACAAACTTATATGTCGAAGTCACCCAAGCGCCGGCAACGCCATTGACAATTCCGCGCACCGCGATCGTAACTGATGCCAGCTTTTTCTCCGTGTTCGGAAAATAATTCGCAACCGGGATCGTGTAGGAAACCGATGTATCCGTTCCGAGCAATGTTGTGATAACGCCCTGCCCGTCAATGCTCCAATATGCCTCCTGTGAATTGTAAAAATCCCCAAGTTTCCATGTCATTGTGAGGACATTGCTTGTATTTGTAATGGATAATGCCGTTTGCTTGATTATTGCCATTTATGCCATCCTCGCTTCTCTCTTGAGAGTGCTGATAAAGGTCCGTGTCCACGCTTCAGGATCTTCCGCGCCATTGACCTTGATGTCATTGTTGATGATGATGTTGCCGCCTTCGCTTCCAACAGTCCCGGACGGAACGTAATTAACAGAATTGATGGTCTCCATCGTTCCGCTCACGCTCGTCTGGAGCATGTCACCTGTCATTCCGTTGATGGCATTATTCAGGACCTTGATGTTGTTCTTAATACCTTCAGCGATACCTGCAGGGATCCACTGACCAACCTGATCCGCAAATTCCTTTGACGGAGAGCCGATGCCGAGGATTCTCTTTGCAAGTGCAATCAAATCTCCACAGGCTTTCTGAAGGAACGCCTTGAGGTTTGCCCACGAACTCGATAGACCCTTTTGGATACCGCTCACAATTCCTTGACCAACTGACAAAAACTTCGAGCCTACATCCGAGAACACGTTTTTGATGGATTCCCAAACCGTCTTGAAGTATGTTTTTAGTGTGTTTACTACGGTCTTTACATTGTTGACCGCTGTTGTAAACTTGGTTTTCATCCATGTGCCGACATTTTCAAACGCACTCTTGATTGCCTCCCATGCCCCCTGTGCAGCTGTTCCAAGCTGTGCAAAGGTAGGAGCCAACTGTGTCATTATCTGTGTGAATGTCTCCGTCAGAATCGGCAACAGACCCATGAATGCATTCCCGATCTCGACAAAACTCTGCGGAATCGACTGCACAAGGACCATCACGATTGAAGGCAGGGCCTGCGCAAGCGATGTAAACAATGTAGTGAATGCTTCTATCAAAAGAGGCGTATTTTCAAGCAATGCACCGATGATTCCGAATAAGATCTGCGGTGCCGCTTCAATAAGCGCCTGAATGATCGCCGGAAGATTCTGGACGAGTCCTGTCACGAGCTGAATGGTGCCCTGGATCAGAATCGGGAGCGACTGCAGCAGTGCATCGATGACTCCGGTGATGATATCCGGCAGAGCGCCTATCAGAATAGGCAGAGCCTGCATAATTCCGTCCATAAGTCCGACCACAAGGTCATTTGCCGCCGATACGAGCAGAGGAATGTTGGAAATGATCGAATTAACCAATTCCACCAAGATCTCTGCCGCAAGCGGAATCAATTCGGGCAGAGCCTGCGCGATTCCAGATGCAAGATTCGTGATTATTTGAAGTCCCGTATCAACGAGTGTCGGGAGCAAAGTCAGGATCGCCGTTACCAATTCAGGAATAGCCTCGCCTGCTGCCGTTGCCAACTGCGGAAGGGCAGTTGTAATGCCTTGAACGAGACCTGTCATGATCTCCGGAGCAACTTCTGCGATGGAAGAGACGAGAGTGGTCAGTCCTGTCGCAATTTGAGGAGCCGCCGCAGAAATCGCTTGGCTTATCTGTTCAAAACCACTTGTGATCTGCTCTGTTGCGCCCTCGTTTCCTGCGAGGAGATCCGCCATGCCGTTTGTAATGTCTGTCAGTCCGGGCATGAAGTCCGACATGATCTGATTTTTGACACCGCCGAACGCTCTGGACAGGTTGTCCATGGAATCCGTGAACGCTGCCGATGCAGAAACCGCATCATCTGACATAACCGCGCCCAGATCATGCGCCTGCTGCTTTAATGCTTCCGTCTCGGCAGCAGTGCTGTTCAAAAGAGGACCTAACTCCGTTGCAGATTTGCCAAGCAGATCGGCAGCAATAGCCGTCCTCTCCGCACTCGGCTCCATTTCCTGCAACTGTGCGACAACTGTCGAGAAGATATCTTCCTGCGACAAGCCTGCAAGGTCCTGCACGGAGATTCCGAGAGCGTCAAACTTTGCGATCGCCGAATCGGATCCATTTTCCGCATCCGTGAACGTGTCGGACAGTTTTTTCATGCCTGTCTGCAAAATGCCTATATCTGCCCCATTCTGTGAAAATACATAGTCCCATTCCTGGAATGCTTCAGCAGAAATGCCGATTTTTTGAGACAGTTTGTCAACATTATCGCCATAAGCGGCGGCTTCTTTTGCGCCTGTGACGATGGAAGACCCAAGAGCCGCCACGCCTGTCGCTGCAGCCACTGCCGCTCCTCCGACCGCCTTCAGACCAGTCTTTACGCCTCCGCTGAATGCAGAACTGTACTTTTTGCCCGAAGTGGCACCGGCTTTCTCCGCCTCACCACTCAAGACATCTGATATTCCGTTTCCAATGCCCTGCGCTGATGGAATAATCTGGACATAAGCTTTTGCTAATTCAGTTGCCATGTCATGACCTCATGAGTTGCTCTCTCCGTCTCTCGAACGATTCAACACTGCTGAACACCCTGTTCTTCTGTTCCGGAGGATTTTCTAATGCATCAAGAATTGATTTCGGAGCATTTCTGCCACGCTCCGCGTCTTTTGTTTTCGTCCATAATAACTGCGACAGTTTGTCGACCGTAGCCGCCTGAAGCGCCTCCTGCATGGTCAGTCTTCTGTCTGCAGCCTTTCGCTTGATCCTGCTGTCATTACTCAGGCCACAAGCAAGAACTGCCGCCAGGGAAAGCGGCAGCCGCTTGTAGTCCAGAATATGATAGGTTTCAGCAAAATCACAAATGAGGGAGTCCTCGTCAAGATTTACCATCTCTCCGAGGATTACGAGTTTTTTAATTCGCGCACCGATGTCAGGATTTCCGTGATGATTTCTGTCACTGCTGTCGCCGGAATATAGCCGCCATTCTTTTTGGCAATGAATTTCATCAGATCCTCTTCCTTATCGCTCAGGAGAAGCTCCACAAGCTGTGATGCTCCACGCACCTGTTCGGAAGGATCCTTTGATTCAGTTAATGCCACAAATTTAAGCAAGCGCCAGTCATCAAGGATTCTTTCGTCAATCGCAAACTTGAACCCGTTTTTTGTTTTGCCTTCTAACATATCTGCCACCTCTGCCGTAAATTATTAGCTCACGATCGGAGCTGCCTTCAGGTACTCATAATGAGTATTGCCGCTTGAATCAGGGAATGCCGTAACCGTTACATCATAAGCAACGAGCTCGGAATCGGAATATGTGATGTCTCCCACCTCGGAAACCTTGCCGCTCGGGATAACGATTCTGTTCAGCGTGTCATCACGCATGATCATGTCGATTACCCAAGCATAGGAAGTGAGCTCTTTGCTGTTAGCCGTTACGGTAATACCGGACTCAATAGCACCGGAGACGTTCGTCTCGCCATAGACGGTAGCCTTCACATCCTTGTTGAAGTACTCAATGAGCTTCATGTTGAATGTGTCGGTGTAATTCGTCTGGCTTGTCAGAACAGTATCTCCACCCCATGCCTTGAATGCATCGGATTCTCTCGTATTGCTGTTCGTGATGCCGTCTTCGTTAAGATAGCCCAGGCACTTGAACGCAACGTTCAGAGACTCGTCAGCAGTTGTCGGAAGCGAAGTGCTCAACGGAGCACGGTAGATCGCACCCGTGATGTTCGGCTTCGCAGCTGTAACATTACTGGAATTGTTCAAACTTGACATAGCCTTTTCTCCTTATGTTTTTAATAGTGGACCACATCAAACACCGCCTGATATCGGGGATGCTTGGTGGATGTATCTGTGAAATTGTAGTCTGAATTCAGACTGCATGCTGTGACTTCCTTGACGGATGGAAGCAGGAGCATCGCCTCTTTTACGCGCTCATTCAGGACCATTGCATCATAGATAGAACCGGCCCAGCTCTGAATAGCAAACTTCGAGTTGAAAAGCCTGTCGGACATGCCGCCGCCTGTCTTCTCGATCAGGACAAAGGTATCACCCATGCCCTGCTGAATTTCCGTTGTCACGGTTACATCCGTCAGGGATTCCTTCAAATGTTTCAAAACTGTCAATTCTATCATTCGTGCACCGCCTTCAAAAGATCGTTATTAGTGGCTGCTTCTTCAAAATCTGCCACAACTGACACGTTCACACGGTTTTTTCCGCGATACTCGTCAAGCCTCGTGTCTTTTCCGTAATTGCTCTGGATCGTCTGTGCCGCCGCCTTGCATGCAGCCATCATTTCATCAGAAAGCAACAACTCCCGGACACCTGCCCTGTTTAGCACCACTTTTACCTTCGGATTAGCCATCGTATCTCTCCACGAAAACCTTCTTGCACCATTCCAGAGGCGTGAGCGCCTCGATTCCCTCGCTCTCCGCGTAACAATGGAATGTTTTTCCGTTAAATGTGACCGTGTTTTCGAGCCAAGTGTTCTGATCGCCCTTCGGGATCGCCAGAGTGTAAAGCTCCTGAGTGCCTTCGAGCCGCGTTGAATCAATCAGATCATCCGCCGTTGTAACATTCCACAAGACATTATGGACAGTTGTGTCCGTTGTCTTGTAAATGGGATTTCCGAGCGGATCATATTCATCTATTGTCCTTGCATGTAGGACCACCGAAACGCCTTTAATTCTGCCCATACCACTCAATCACTCCATATCTCTGACCGCGTAACCCGAGCCGCTTGAGATCATTCCTCATCAGCGCATTTGCCATTCCTCCGCCGGGGACTGCGTAAGTCCCGGACCACGAATAGCCATTCGCCGCCTGGCTCTCCTGTGTCATAGGATCTCCATCCGTTGACTGTCTCAAGATCCTTGCAACCACATCGACAGTGACCTCTTTTGCAACAGATGCAAGCGCAGTGTCGGCTGTAACCAAGACATCAAAGTCCTTGCCGACTCTGTTCGCCTCGGTCCTGATCTCATCGCATACAAGCGGAATCAGTTTCGTCGCTTTGGTCTGTTCGTCCTGTGACAGTGGCCGCCACAAATCAATTACATCTTGTACTGTTGCATAATCGCTCATTTTTTCGCCGTCCTCTTTGCCGTGGTTGTCTTCTTCGGGGCCGTTGTCTTCGACTTTTCAGCCTTTTCCTCCTTCACCGGCTCTGCCTTGACCGGTTTGGCAGCAGGAGTGGGAGAGATCTTCTCCCACACCTCTGTATTGCCAAATTCTGAAGGAATCTCAATTACAGCCCCTGTCTTCTTGTTTCTGTAAGTGTTCATTAGCCGGTCACGATCGGTGTGCCATCCTTGCATACAAGGCAGAATGCGTTAGCATCCAGGATGCCCCAGCCGATGTAAGCTTCTGCACGAAGCAGAACCTGGTTAACCTGTTTCAGATCATAAGATCCGCCGTCCGGATTACCATATTCGATAACCTCAAGAGGGATCTCCTCAGCGAAGCCCCAACGGAACGCGCTGAAATCACCAACGAGTGCTCTGTCATTGGAACCGGTACCGGAACCAACAGTGATGTTGGAATCAACCGGAACGCCGCCCAGATCAGCCACGCCACCGAACTGGAAGCCCGGATACTTGAAGCCGTTTGCGGAATTGGTCATTGCGCCGAGAGCACTTCTCATGGTCGGAGCAAGGATGATGCCTGTCGGAGCGTACTCGTTTGTTTCAAGAACTGCGATAGCGCTCTCAAGATTTGCATCAGGCGTGGATGCATTGTAGGTGATCGCTGTGCTTGCGCATACATAGTCGAAGTAGTTGTTGCCGATCGTTCCGGAAGCTGCGGAACCGGTTGCAGGGTTTACGCCGTGCAGAGCCATCTTGTCGATACCAGCGCCGACCTTCTTTGCGAAGCCGTCTGCGAAGTTGGACAGGATGTCAACTCTCTTTTCTTCAGATGCTTTCATGAACTCATCCGAAACACGAGCCTGATAAACAACCTTGATCGGTTTGATCGTAACTGCAGTAACTGCAGCATCACCTGCAGGCTTCTGTCCGGATTCACCAACCACCGAGATATCGCTGGAGAAATTGAACGTGAAAACGTCCTTTCCAACGAAGGGCACCGGCTCTTCTGCCGACATCAGAGCAAGGGAAGAATGTCCTTTAACCTTGCTAAACATTTCAGAGACTAACTCTCTAGGGAATAATGTGCTCATTTCAACTGCTGCCATTTTTCTCTCTCCTTATTTCTGCATATTGCGGACCATCGAACGGAGCGCTACGCTCTTTGCGTCCTTATCGTCTGGTATAGGAACTTCAGCCGCCAGAGGCGCTGTCTTTGTTCCGACTAAATCTTTCAGAGATTCTGCGCTCTTCCGAATCTCCTCTTCGCTTGAACCCTTCAGGAAGTCAACGGCCTCATAAGTAAGCCCCAGCTCGTGAGCGATCTGCGTTTTTACCGAGTGCAGCTCGTACTGTTTGATCTTCTCGTCACGTTCTGCAAGGGTCTGATCGAAGCCTGCTCTCTCTTCCTTTGCCGTGTTCAATGCCTTGGTCAATTCGCTGATCTGTTTCTGCGCTTCAGCCGTCTGCGCCTCAAGTTTCTTGTTGAGCTCTTCGATCTGTCCGTTGGACTTCTCTCTCTCACGCTCAAGCCTGCCCTTGATGATCGAGTCCAGCTGTTCCTGCGTCTCAATGATCTTGAATTCTTCTGCCATTTGTTTTACCTCCCACATTTCCGCTGTGTGTGCGTAGTTTTTTATTAAAAAAGCACCCCGGAGGATGCTTTAATAATTGATTTGTTGCTTTTTCTTTTCCTTATACTCGCTGACGAGCCAATGCGCCAGGATCACGCTGTCCAAAAGTGCGATCTCCGTATCAGGTGTCAGTGCTTTGTATCCGAAGCCGCCGTTTGAGCCGATCGCCCTCTTCTCGCAGTTGGTTGCCGAGATGACAAGTGACGGTTGCGCCTTGTGGCACAATGTTGCACACTCAAGAGCCTGTTCAAACATCGCATTTGCGACAATTACATTGCCGACTGTCGGGAAAACAGGCTTTGTTTTGATTCCGGCATTCTTCATGCCTTCCTCGAGAAGCTTCTGACCATTCGCACCGTCCACGATGACACCGCCCAGATCGTTCATGGAGCGGATGAAATCCACGATCCAATCATTTCCGATCCTTGCTGGCCTGCAGTCTATACATTCTGCGAAAATCTTGTCATCTTTTGTCCTGAATGCGATCGCCACAGCCACATTCGAGCCATCGACACCATATTTGACACCGATAAACTTCTTCCCGGCTCTCTCCGGAACCTTTTCAACCTCCAACGCAAGCCATTCCTGCTCGGAAATAACCGATTTTTGGTTGTATTTGATCCATAAACCGAGCCTCTGGATGTTGTAATCGATGACATCCGTCTTATCTTCTGCCTTGATCTTGCGTTCGTTGAGCTGATAGCCCATTGCCGGGTTGCATTTGTACCACAACTCAACATCATTGACATCCGACTGCTCATCAACTGACCATTCAGCCCACCCGACCTCTTCCGTAGATCCTGTCAGGCATGAATCCCTAAGATTTGGGAACACCGTGCCCTTTGAAACCGCTGTCGGAGGCGTACCACAGAGAATTATCTGCGGATTCGGACTATCTGACACCACATATTGCAGCGTGCTCTGCTGATCATCCGTATATTCCTGAGCCTCGTCAATGATCAGAAGGTCAAAACCTTCACCAAGACCACCTGCAGAAGTCCTTGTCCGGAAATCAACAGATCCGCCCGTGTCCAGAAGCGTGATTCTCTCAAGACCGAACTGTTTCGAGTAAGTATATGCCTGAGAATAGACCTCGCTCTTCTTCGGACGGAAGATCTCCGAGTAACCCTTTGCCTTCAACAGATCCGCCAGACGTTTGGATGCCGAACTGGATGTTGTGGTCCTGTGGGCCGTGTGGCAAATATGCTCTCCGATCTCGATTCCGTACATCTCACGGATCGTTAGAATCTCGCCCTTGCCATTTCGCCTCGGTACCGAATAGCCGAACTTCGGATGAATCCATAATTTGTCATCGTTGACCGCCAACAGATCATTGATGATCCTGGACTGCCACTCCTGCGGCTCTCTTCCGGTTGCCTTGTATAGATCAAGCGCCTGCTGCCCTCGCGTTTCGGTATAAGGAAGCACAACGGAATGTGTGGGGATCTGATTTCCAATCCTCACGATTCCGCCTCCTTTTATGTTGTTCTGACAAATGCGTGCCCGCTCGTTCTCATCTTGCCGTGAGTGTTTCCACAGCGGATCTCGATGTCACATCTGCAGCCATCATGCCTTGCGAAGACCTCATTCATCTGCGCATCATAATAATCTTCATAAGACCCTGCGCGATCCGAGCACCACTCGCAACAATTTGCCTCCGCGCTTCTGACGATCTCAAAAGGAACGCCTGCGCCCTCAAAAAACTCCGCGTTTCCTGCAATATGGTTGTCCGCGAAGTGATCCACGAGGCATTGCACCGGATAATCGAGGAAATGTTCGGTGTTTGTGAACTCTCCACTCGTCACCGCGTCGATCAGGCCCTTGACGCGTTCCTCTTCCAGCGGTGGTCTGACCGCCTTCAGTCCAAGTCCGGCCTTTTTGTTTACAACGGTCTGGATCTCATCCGCAACATCGGAAACCATTCCATAAGCCTCGTTTATGGGTGGACGCATGACCTTGTTTGCGATGTTGTAAAACATCGTCTGGTCCGGCAGCTCCTCCGCAGAGATCGCTCCGAACGCATCAGCCAGCGCATCACCGACCTTGTTCGAGAAATTATGGATGTTTGTCAATGTTCCGTCTCTGGCCCTCTGCACGTCCTTCTTCAGGTCCACGCCTCTGGCCTTGAGACCTTGGTGAAATCTCTTTTCGACCTTATCCAGCAATGCCGGAGCAATATCTTCTGCCATCTATTGTTCCTCCTTGCTTTAGAATCCTGTTATTTCTTTCAGTTTTTTGTCCGTCATGTATTCCGGGAACGCCTGCTGCAGTTTCATGGCTGCATCTCCAAGAGCCGAGAGCGTTGAAGCATCGGGCTCGAACAGCGGTTTCCACATCGGGACACTCTGATATATCTCTTTCCGCTTATATGCGAAGTTATCTCTGACGCATGCAGCCAGATATCCGACATTCAGGAAGCCTGTGCCGAACGTCCGCTGCGCTTTCCTTGCCGTGAGCCTTAAATTCTCATGGCTCGCACGGATCGCCGCCTCACTCGAAGGATTACTTGTCACAAATCCGAGATCGTCAAGCGTCAGTCCTGTCTCTCCGGCAAACGCTGACGCATACATCTTCAGCTGTTCCTGATGAGGAGTCATGCTCGCCGTCTGGAACTGTCCGAGAACCGGATGATCACCGTCTTCGTCCTTCGTAAACTGAAGCATGGACGAGATCGTTGCCTTCCAGGAGTCCATCGGCTCCGCATCCTGACTGATTCCGACCACATATTTCTGCGGAAATGCGTAAAACTCTGCAGAAACCTCTGCCCGAGTGATCGTATTCCGCGCTTTGTCCATCAGATCCATGCAGGCCCTGCTGATCCTTGAGTGTCCGAACAGCCTCTTTGCATCGGGCCGATAAATGATCGGCACCAGCAACGCATACGGAGCAACATTCGGAAACGTCTCAACAGTAACCTTGTGATTCCCCTTTGTGATGATCTGCGTCTCTCCCGGAATAAAATAAGCTTCCGTCACAACCTGATCTCTGGCATCTCTCTCCAAAACGGCATAGCCTTCGACAAGCATGTTCGTGATCGGATCAATTATCCCTGTCGCGTTCCGTCCATCTATCACCTGAAGCCTCGGGAATCCACTTTCGTCCTTGCTTATATATACAAAGTCACAGCTGGAGATCAGCGCACCGAGAATGGCGCTGTCAAACAGGATGTCCTTGTTGTTCAGATTGAAGATCTCATTCATGTTGAACAAATCTGTCGCATCATCAAAGCCATCAAAGGACAGTCTGTCTGCCAGAGAGTCCACCGACTTCGCGCACCATCCGAGGACGCTCTTGTAAGAGTCCTTCAGAGTTGTCGGAATGAGCGGAGACGGATCGTTCCGGAGATACTTCATCTCGTAATAGTCATATCTCCTTGTCACTCCGAGTGACTTCTGTGCAAGTTTTCTTCGCAGGTATTCGATTCCCATATAAGCCATTTTTCTACTCCTATCCGATGAACTTATTGCATTTTCTCGAATTGCATACTCTATGAGCAAGTTGAACATTTTCCCACGAATGCAAACCTCCACGAGATATAGGTTTAATATGGTCAATGCTCGGATACATGTTTCCACATATCTTCTGGCCATTTTTCATTTCATAATCAGACCAGTCAACAGTTAAGCCACATAATTGACAGACATCATCGCATTTTTCTGCTAACTCAAAAAGGGAAATGTCTGAATCTATCAGAATCCCCTTGTATTGCCTATCGTTTTCTTTCTTTTTTCTTGAACATTTATCGGAGCAGGTGATTTTGCGGCCTTTCCATGTATGGAACTCTTTTCCGCAAACAACGCATTGTCGCGTCAACTCTTGATTAGTCTTCACAACTCCACTTTTGATGTGACCTGCTTTAATCCGGCAAAAGTCAGAACAGTATCTTGTCTTAAACTTTGGTAGTTTGGAGCCACATATTACGCAACTGGCTTCTCTTTTGCCGACATATTTCATCCGCATGTTATCCTTATGGGAATTTTCCTTGCATTCATAAGAACAATATTTTGCGGAGGATATACGATTTACAATTTCATTTCCACAGTATTGACACTTCATGTAATCACCTTGCCTTTCAGTGATCTGCCTAAAAAGGCTCTGAAACCGATAGGCTTTCGGCTTTCGGGAGCTACCCTATCAGAGCCAATATTTTTTTTTGAGCCGTCACAACGAAACTCCGAGATATGACGGGCA